CAACATAAAATCTGGTACCAGCGTAGGGAATCGAACCCTATCAAGAACGCTAATCTGGCGCTAAAAGGTGTATAAGACCTCTCTGACTACCAAGTCTCGCTGGCATTGGTGGAGAGTCAGGGAGTCGAACCCTGTGGCCCACTTTCATGAGCCTACGGATTAGCAATCCGCTGCATTACCATCCTGCCCACTCTCCGTTTTTGGTCTGGGTAGCAAGAATCGAACTTGCACTACAAGGTTCCAAACCTCGGCGACTGCCACTATCATATACCCAGTTAAAATTTGGCGGAAGACAGAGGAGTCGAACCCCATCCCTTTTTGAGAGAACCTAGTTTTCAAGGCTAGTCGGCGGACCATCCCACCTGCATTATCTTCCATATTGAAACACACTATCTTCACTCACTTACGATTGTCGTAACCAGCGGAAGTTGGTGACCTGCTCATGCGTCACTATAATGTGTTTGAATATGGCACCCGAAATAAGAATCGAACTTATACTAACAGAGTCAAAGTCTGCTGTGCTGCCACTACACCATTCGGGAATAAACTACAACAAATTTTTAAAGAACAAGTGTGTATTGTATCAGAACCAAAGATTCTGGCAACCACTGTGTTGTATTGAAACAACAAACAAAAAACCCTAGATTTTTTAGGTCTAGGGTCTTGTGTTTGGAGTCTTTTTTAGAACTTTTTTATCCGTCCCATCCCTCATCTACACAAAACCCGGTTGTAATCGCCCATGAGCTATCGGCGCAATTCATTGTGCGATACTCTAGTTGTAACGTAAAGGGCTTATGGGATATGAGAGACACTTTTTTCTTTCTAAAAAATTAAATATGTTTGTATTATATAGTAAACTTTGAGCCTTGGCAAGCGGTTTTTTAAAAATATTTTTAAGATTTTATTTTCCAACGGATTGATTGTTTAACTATTGGTTCTCCAGGGTTAACAAAATCTTCAAATATTTCCCAGAGATGTTCTGAAATTGCAAACTTTGTTAGTAGTCCAGTCTCACGGCCATATGCATCTATTTCCCATGGTTGCACCCAATAGTCCACTTTGTCAGAATTGATCCTTTTACCCCGCCACTTGGTCAGCTGGTCGTTGGTTTCATTTTGAATGTACTGTTTGACATGAACCATTTCATGGGCCAGTGTTTCTAGTATTCTTCTGGACCCAATGCCTGGATGAATCTCTATCAAAAATTGTCTTGGTTTGTTTCTTGTATTGTATTCTTTAACACTTGCAAACCCATATTCTTGTATGGATTCATCAAATTTAATTTCAGTAAAACAGTTGTTTCGTATTCTGGTGTTAGGCACAAGTTCTTTGGCGTAGAATTGGGCAGCTCTTTCTACAAAAGGCTTGAAGTCTTTGTCTGGACAATTCACTACCCTAACACGCATGGGAACTCCTTTGGACAATAATGTCCCAGGCTTATTTAGAGATTCACATCTTTTCCACTTTCACTCCTGCTTTATCCAAGAATTGTAAGCCATCTTGGATACGATAACTATTGCGATAATAAACACTATTGATACCAGATTGGTAAACAAGCTTGGCACAGTCCAAACAAGGTGCATGAGTAACAAAGAGATGAGCCCCAAGGCCAGATTCATTCGATCTTGCCAGCTTAGCGATTGCATTAGTTTCTGCATGAAGAACCTCCGGTTTTGTTTTTAACTTATAACGAAGCCATGGAAGGTCTTCAGTTTTTGGTAACTGTTGTTCACTCCATGGCCACTGTTCTTCAATTTCTTCAGGTGACAACCAACCACCCGCCGTTTGGTCCATGTATTCTTTATCTTCACAGTTGTTATCCCAACCAGATGGCATACCATTGTATCCAATAGATATAATTCTATCATCTTTCACTATAATTGCGCCAACATGAAGGCGTCTGGCGGAAGACAGTTCTGCAAAAGTCTCTGCCACCTTCATATAAGCATCACGAAATTTTTGTTTCACATATCACTTTCAATTGGTGCCCACAGAGGGAATTGAACCCCCACTCAAGGAATTATGAGTTCCCTGCTTTACCATTAAGCTATATGGGCGTTATTTAACATATTCTAAAGAATCTTTACGCATCCATTTTAACATGCGGCCTCTAGGAATAGGTATCTGTTCCGCCACAGGCAGAAATAGTACACCATCAATCTCTTTGGGATCCCAATCAGATTGAGTAAAATAGATTTCACTTGGGTTCAAGCGGTTGCGTAATTTGCGAATGGAAGTTTTAACAGTTTTCATAATGACACCATTATACAACAAAAAAAGGGGTCTGTCAAGACCCCTTATGGTTATCTACCTTTTAAGGTACGGTCTGACCTGTGTTTCTTGATAGCCTCTATGGCTTCCAATATACTTGAAAATAGTTTTTTAAACATTAGTCTTCCTTTGTTTGAATGGAAATTTTCTTGATGGCGTCTTGAGCCTTCACCATATTTTCCAACCACACCTTAAGCATACCATTAACCAATTCAGCATTTTTAATTTCAATCGTATCCTTCAATGTGAAGGTGCGTTCAAATGCACGGTTGGCAATACCTTTGTAGAGATAGTCCTGGTTATCATCCTCTTTAGAGGCACCTTTGATGGCCAACTTATTACCTTCCATGGTAATTTCAATATCAGATTTTCCAAATCCAGCAACAGCCATTTCGATGACGAACTTGTTGTCTTTGATTTGTTTGATATTGTATGGGGGATAAGTTGGTACAGATTTCGCAATATCTTTGGTTGCAGCTTGCAACATATCGGTAATCTGGTCTAGACCAATCATGTTTGGGTACAGTTGGTCGAATTTTGGAAACAGTAATCCTGTCATAGTTTTCTCCTTAAAAAGCAAGATTAAAAAATTGCCGCCTCAAAGAGCACGGCACCATTATTATAGTATTATTTATACAGGTTGTCAAGCTGGTTGTGGTTTTTTACCAATATTGTACTTTGGAGTTAATTGCCACTCATTCTTCTCTTTATGAGAAAGAATCTTTACCTGTGAAAGAAAGATAGGTGCAGGTACCTCGGTCTGTTTCTTGTTGACAATCTTTACTAGACCCCAATCTTCCAATAGGTTTGCAATAGCATTCCTACGTGATAGATCATTTTCGGTAATGTCGGTTGGTTTACCATCTAGGGCAAACAACTCTTTGAAATGTACCACATAGTATTGACCACGTTTGTGGAGTATGTGGCAAGATTGATATAGTGTCTTGTCCTTCTTGGACGCAACACCGATCCGTGTCAGTGTTTCACGAACTTTTAAAAAATCATCTTTTTCATCCAATGTCACTTCAACTAGGTCTTTAATGTCTATCATTATTCTTCACTCCGCCTGTATCTATTTTTGTTTTTATATCAGCGATTTGTTCATCAGTAAGAATACGAAGGGCTTCTTTAGCCTTGGCGTTTGAATAACCAAAATAGATTTTCACACACTCAATATTCCTATCAGAATCGGCTTTTTGCCACGGAACAAACTTCCGTTTCATGGGCCTGATACTATTTAGAAGATACTGGTATTGCATGTCCTTGTCCAGACCAGGCCACATGTTGATTTCGTTAACAAACAACACGCAATCCAGGTGATTAGATAAAGACCTGTTGATTAGAAATGGAGCATAATCCTTGAAATCTAAGTCACCTTCTGGTGTCTTTTTTCTTAGGATGAAATCAGCATAGTCGAACGGACTCATTTGAATTCACATTCAACCATAAGTTCCGTCAAACAAGCAATCAAATTGATTTCATGGTCTGCAACAAAGGCCGATTGATATTGATACTTGGCCAATATCAGAACCATTTGTGGTACAGAGTTTGGTTTTAATTTGTCATACAATGAATCATAGATGTTTCTAAATATTCTGGTAACGTCATTGTCGAGGTTGTTTGTAACCCATTTTCGACAAGAAGCAAAGTCCTTGTTCATAATAGAAGACACCAGCTCATTCATCTGCACATCAGAAACCGATGCAAGAATGCCTTTGTCGATTGTACCACTAACACTGTAACGCTGCAATTCATTAAGAACACGGCGGTTGTCAGGAAAGTGTTTGGTGATAACGGCAGCGACCACGGCTTTGTCGTAGGTTATACCTTCTTGTTCCAGAATCCACTCAGCACGTTTAAAGAAAGCCGCAGCCATCTTTTGTTTACTGCCATTGATTTTGAAGTCAACAACAGTACAACGAGAATGGATTGGATCAATGATTCTGTTCTTAAAGTTACATGTGAAGATGAAAGAACAGTTGGATGCAAACTCCTCAATCGCACCACGCATGGCAGGTTGAGTTGAATTTGGATTTAGATAGTCCGCTTCGTCAATGATGACAACCTTGCGGCCGCCTGACAAGGACATGGATGATGCGTAGTTTTTGATTTTGTTCCGTAGAACATCGATACCCGATTCATCTGAACCGTTAATCATAATATAATCACAACCGACTTCTTCACAGAGAGCCTTTGCAATTGTAGTTTTACCGACACCAGCAGAACCCGCCAACAAGAGATTGGGAATCTCTTTACGGTTTACATACTCCTGAAATGTTGACTTGATACCATCAGGAAGAATACAATCTTCAATGGTTTTAGGACGATACTTCTCCACCCACAAAATGTGTTGCGACATTCAAATTCTCCATAATATAATTAAATTTCGTCATGCCATTTAAAGCCAAGCAGTAACTTGGCAAAAAATCTTACGACTGCATTTGGCTTAGTGGGTCTATACACAAACACAGAATCTGTGATTTCCCACTTACCAACATTTTTCACAGAAGGTGGTCTTATAACAAAAGAACCTGCCGTTGGTGATGACGATGATATAGTAAGACCAGTGCCACCACTACCAATCAAAAAATTGCCACCATAAGTAATATTCAATTTCTTTCGGTGTTCAACATTCCATTGTTCACTTGGAGTAAAATCCAAATCCAATGTCTTTTGATCCGTCAATGGATAAAAGAATTGAATCTCCAACTGTTGCATTACTTCACCTCAACCATACTTTCGTATAGTGCTTCAAATTCTTTAGATTCCGCAACCTCAGTTTGGAATGAATTCTTGTGTTGTGTTTTTGCCATGCGTTTAAGAATCTTTTTAGGAATCTTCAACTCATCATATGCAAGGTCAATAATGTCTTTGATTGCAGCACTGTTTGAATCGTTCTTGTGCATGTGGTGAACTGCTTCATCCACATAACCTTTGAGTTTCTTCAATGCTTCATCATCAAAGGAACCGAATAGTGTATTAACTTTAGTCATTTTGCAACAATCATTCCGATAACATCATAATCAGATTCATCAACAACAACATTACCATTGGTTAAATTGATTGCTGTTTTACCTTTTTGGTCACCTTCGGAAATGGTGAACACGGCCACAATGTATGTGGGATTAACGGCAATCTTGTTGCCGCTTGCTGATTCTGTAATCCAAATCATATTATTCTCCAAAAGTTAGATCAGATTCTTTAGCTTCGATAGCAATCCAGTATTGCATATCTTCTTTTGAATTTCTAAAATAGGATAATCCTTTTGAAGAAATTTGTACCTCATAGGTACCGGCGATCATCTTAAAGTTTTCAGTTAAGAATAATGCCTTAAACTTTTTGCCATTACCATCAGCAATTTCTGTTGAATCGGTATGTGCAGAATTGTCTTTCGAATCACAAGTTGTAATGTAAATCTTTTCACCATCAGATGTGATGGCAATATTTGGTGATTGTAGAATGCTTGCAGTTTTAAGAACAGAAGCCAATTCATCTTCTTTTAGTGTGAAAGAAACATCTATAGAAGGAAGAGTTAAATCTTTATCTGGTGGAGTTACAATCATGCTCTTTGCAGTCTTGCGATAGTTTAGTTTCTTACGACCAACCTTGAAGATAACATGTTCGTTATCGAAATCAATTTCACCGTCTTTGTACAAGGATTGAACCGACAAAAATTGGTTCAAATCATAGATACAAAAGTCTTGTGGAAAGTCATCTTTAATTCCGGCTTTTGCCAAGACAGTCTTGGTTGCAGAAATGGTTGTCAATTTCTTACCAGTCTTAAACTCAATGCCAGGATTAATGTTGGCAAAGTTTTTAAGAACCGTTAAGGTCTCATTCGATAATTTCATTACGATACTCCTTCAGTCAATTCACTTATTGTATTCGATCCGTAAGAACGAGTCAAGCACTTTATTAAATTATTTTTCAAGTCTTCCACAGTACCATCATTGTCAATGGTGTGGTCAATATGACCACCTATCCATCTCCATTCAGATTCATGTGGACCATTTTCATACATAAAACTTTCGGCTTTATGTGAACCCCTATTTGCTTGTGATGCAATTTCATACCAGTGTGGTGTAATACCACGCTGGACTTCAACCACAACACCACCGTTCTTATGCACAAAATCAATTTCATTTTGAAATCGTACATCGGTAATGACATAATTTTTCTCTCTATCAATAAGTCTTTCTAACCTATCGACCCAAAAATTTTCATGGAAAATACCACGACCAACCTCAGTACCAAGTAACTGTAGGGCTAATCGTGGTGTAAAATCCTTGCCAAATTTTTTAGACCAGAATTTATCTGGTTGTTCCCGCCACTCTCTGGATGTGCTTGTGTCGCCCTCTAGGTACTCTCTTGGCCAATCAAACATAACTGCCGCAATATCTTTGACACCACCGGCAAAACTAAGTTGTTTAAAACCAACATCTTTTAAAATATCACCAGCGGTACCTTTACCGCAACCAATGAAACCTACGAGGCCGACAATCATCACATTTCTCCAACAAAGTTTGCTACGGCAGGCATATCTCCCTTGAAGTGATATGTTCCAATGTGATCCAAACGCATCCAAGGGCACAACCAAATCGAACCGCCTGTCTTGCGCCATAGCTGACAGAACATATAATCTTCTGATAGGTAACGGTCAGAACCACCACCTGTT